TAAAAAAAACAAAGATAAAAAGAAAAAAGTAACAGCGTAATGAGAACCTATTTTAATGACGGTGGAAGTGCGGCATGGACTAGAAAAGAAGGTAAGTCTGAGTCGGGCGGTTTAAATCAAAAAGGCAGAGACAGCTATAAAGGCGGCACGTTAAAAGCACCTACAAAATCAAAAACAAATCCAAGACGAAAATCATTCTGTGCTCGTATGAGCGGAATGAAGAAGAAACTAACATCAGCTAAAACAGCAAATGACCCTAATTCAAGAATAAACAAATCACTACGAAAGTGGGATTGTTAGTGGATCCATTAGTTTTAGTAACTAAACTACAAAGAATCCTACAAGACAATCTACAAAGAATAGGTGAAACTATGATTTCTGGTGGGGTTGACAATATGGAAAAATACCAATATATGTTAGGTCAAGCAAGATCATATCAATATATTTTACAGGAAATCTCTAACCTGCTAAACAACAAGGAGCAAAAAGATGAGCAAGGAAACGTTATCAACATCGACAGAGATCCCAAAGCATAACAATGCACTGGAAGAAAAATACAAAGACATAAAAGAAAAAGAACCTTTAAATCCCGAAACTATTGAAGCACAAAGATCCCAGTTACCAGAGCCAAGCGGCTGGAGACTTTTAGTTTTACCTTTTACACCAAAAGAAAAAAGTAAAGGCGGAATTATTTTTACCCAAGAATCTTTAGACAAATTACGTATATCCACTAACTGTGGTTATGTACTCAAGTTAGGACCGTTGGCCTATCATGACAAAGAAAAATATCCAACAGGACCGTGGTGCAAAGAAAAACAGTGGGTTATTTTTGCACGATATGCCGGATCAAGATTACCCATCGAAGGCGGAGAAGTTCGTTTATTAAATGATGACGAAGTTTTAGGAACAATAGAAGATCCTGAATCCGTACTTCTTAACGTTTAACACATAGAAGGAGTAAGACTATGCCAGACACAGAAGAAATAAAAAAAGGACCTATGGTAGATATAGATACTTCAGGACCTGAAGTAGATGTAGATATCACAGAAGATAAAAAAGAAAATAAAGAAGCAGCAAAAGAAACTGAAGTTCTTGAAGAAGAAGTAGTAGTAGAACAAGAAGAAAAAGTTCAAGAAGTTAAACCAGAAGAAAACAAACCAGAAATAGAAGAGTATGGTAAAGGTGTTCAAAAAAGAATAGCTGATTTAACTAAAAAATGGCGTGAGGCAGAGAGACAAAAAGAAGCCGCTTTAGATTTTGCTAAAGGAGTTCAACAAGAACACACACATTTAAAAACAAGATTTTCAAAAATGGAACCAAATTATGTTCAAGCTTTGGAAAGTAGATTAACATCTGGAATAGAAGCAGCAAAAGCAAAACTTACAACAGCAAGAGACGCTGGTGATATTAACGCTGAAGTTGAAGCTCAAAGAGATATATCTAGACTTGGTTTAGATGAAGCAAGACTTCATTCTATGAAGGAAAGACAATCTGAAAATAGAGAACAGGTTGTTAGAACTCCTTCAGCAGAACAAGCAGTTGCTCAACAAACACCTGCACCAGATCCAAAAGCTGAAGCATGGGCTGAGAAAAACTCTTGGTTTGGACAAGATAGTGCCATGACGTATACAGCATTTGATTTACATAAAAAACTTACAGAACAAGAAGGTTTTGACCCTAATTCTGATGAGTATTATGCAGAAGTTGATAAGCGTATGTTACTTGACTTTCCCCATAAATTTGGTACAACAGAATCAAAGGTTTCGACTAAACCTGCACAAACAGTAGTGTCAGCGACACGAAGTGCAAGACCAGGTCGCAAAACTGTGAGGCTCACACCATCACAGGTCACAATCGCTAGAAAATTAGGTGTGCCATTAGAAGAGTATGCGAAACAATTAAAAATCACGGAAGGAGTATAAGCATATGGAAAATGATAAAATAAAAGCTTCACGTGCGAGTCAAACTAGGTCTAAAGAAGAAAGACCAAAAGTATGGACTCCACCATCATCTTTAGATTCACCCCCTGCACCAGACGGGTACAAACATAGATGGATAAGAGCTGAGTCAATGGGATTCGATGATACGAAAAACATGTCAGCTAAATTAAGATCAGGATACGAATTGGTTAGAGCCGATCAATATCCAGATAGTGATTATCCAGCTATTACCGAAGGTAAATACAAGGGAATGATCGGGGTTGGCGGCCTATTGCTGGCTAGGATATCTGACGAGTTAGTTGAATCACGAAAAGCGTATTTTGCAAAACAAACACAAGACAAGAATGACGCTATCGACAACGACCTCATGAAGGAACAGCATCCAAGTATGCCTATCAATAGTGATAGACAGACTCGTGTAACCTTCGGTGGTACAAAGAAAAGTTAATTTTTTAACGATTCTCGGGTTAATCCCTACCAACGAAATAACAATTAACCCGTTTACGGGTAAAACCGTAAACAGAATAAGGATAAAAATATGGCAAATCAAGACGCAGCGTTCGGTTTTAGACCAGCAAGAAATCTTACTGGTGGACAAATAAGAACAGAAGAATATGCTATAGCTAATAACTACGGTTCAAGCATTTTCACTGGACAAATAGTTGAAGCAGTAGCAGCTGGCGGTATTGAAGCAGCAGCGGCAGGAGACACTCAACAATTGGGTACTTTTGCAGGCGTGTTTTACACTGACCCAACAACAAGTAAACCAACATGGAAAGCATACTATCCAGCTAGCACGGCAGCAGCTGATATAGTAGCTTCAGTAGTAGCGGACCCCTATGTAGTGTTTGAAGCACAACACGATGGTACGGGTACGGCAGCGATGAACAGTTCGGATTTCGATTTTACAGGAGTAGGCGGAAGCACACTTTCTGGACAATCAACTTCTGAAATTGATACATCAACGACAGGTACTGCTGGTGGATTAAAACAACTTGGAATATCCAAAGATCCATCAAACAATGATACAAGCACAGCAAATGCTAACGCATATGTTGTCATCAATACTGGTGAGCATGTATTTAAACTAACAACAGGCGTATAATAGAATAGGAGAATAATATTATGGCAATATCAAGATCACAACTAGTAAAAGAACTAGAGCCAGGATTGAATGCACTATTCGGCCTGGAATATAAAAACTACACAGATGAACACACACAAATTTTCGACATCGAAAATTCAGACAGAGCTTTTGAAGAAGAAGTAATGTTAAGTGGTTTCGGAAATGCAGAAGTAAAACCTGAAGGTTCTTCAGTTAATTACGATGATGCAAAAGAAACATTCACTGCTAGATACACTCACGAAACGCTTGCTTTAGCGTTCTCAATCACTGAAGAAGCGATTGAAGATAACTTGTATGACAGACTTGCGTCTAGATATACAAAAGCATTAGCTAGATCTATGGCTAACGCAAAACAAGTTAAAGCAGCAAATGTGTTAAACAATGCGTTTAGCTCATCTTTCACAGGTGGTGATGGAGTAGAACTTTGTTCTGCTGTTCACCCAATCGTTGCTGGAACGTTCAAAAATGAACTATCAACTGCAGCTGATCTTAACGAAACATCGTTAGAGCAGTCGTTAATTGATATCGCAGGAATGACTGATGAAAGAGGACTAAAAATTGCAGCAAGAGGAATGAAAATGATTATTCCTTCTGAGTTACAATTCACAGCTGAGAGATTGATGAAATCTCAAGGTAGAGTTGCAACTGCTGACAATGACATCAACGCAATAGCTAACATGGGAATGATCCCACAAGGCTATGTAGTTAATCACTACTTAACTGACACAGATGCGTTTTTCATCAAAACTGATGTACCTAATGGACTAAAAATGTTTGTTAGAGCACCAGTTAAAACAGCGATGGAAGGTGACTTCGAATCTGGAAACGTAAGATACAAAGCTAGAGAGAGATATTCATTTGGATTCTCAGACCCTAGAGGTATCTTCGGATCACCAGGCGCAGCGTAATCTAAACTAAACTTAAGTGAGGCGGCCTAAAAACCGCCTCATTTTTTTTGCATACTCTAAAACCAATGAAAAAATTCTTAATTAAAATTACTGCCTACGGATACATAACTGAGTTTACAGTTATGGCACAAGATAGTTCTGAAGAAATAGAAAATGCTATACTTGACAAACTAGGAAAAAATGATATTAATTGGGAGAAGTCAGGCTTTTATAGTTTGACAAAAAAATGGTTAACCTTTGAGGAGATTAACGATGACAAACTTGCAAGACCTATACAAACAGAAAAGGTCTCTGGAGTTGAGTTGGGAGCAGGAGCATCTTAACGAGGGTAGATATACTCTTGATATGGTCAGAATAGATCATAAAGTCAGACAAGTAATTGCTGATATTAAGACAAAAGAAGCTGAGTTAGCACACCATGTTAGCAAAGTAGAAGACTCTGCACCACAAGTTTCCGTAGCTACTTAACAAAAAGCTACACCACTGAAATACCACTTTCACTACAGAATCTCTTGCACTCTATTTAAATCTGTTGTACAATTACCACACTGTATATTAAATAAAAAAATAAATGTAGACGCATACAGTCGACATCCCTAGGGACTACATTTAATATTCTAGGAGGAATATAACATGGCAAACACAACGTTCAACGGACCGGTAAGGTCTGAAAAAGGCTTTCAAGTAGCAACTAAAAATACATCTACTGGAGCAATAACAACTAGAATGAGTTCAGGCATGCCTGACTTAACTGGTTTATCAATCTCAGATGTAGCAACAGCAACTAACGTAACGTTAGCAGCAGACACTATTTCTGTAATCAATTACACAGGTGCAGCAGCTGCAACTATGACACTACCTTCAGCAACAGCAGGAACAATAGTAGTTTATTGTCAATCAAAAGACACTACAGGTGGAACAACAGCATTAGTTTTTGATGCAGCTGGTTCCGATGTTTTTGCAACAGGTTCAGTTATTGAATCTAGAGGTTCAAGTGAAGTAACTTTTGATACTTCAGCAGCAGGTGAAACAAAATTAACTTTCACACCAGCTAACGCAGCAACTAATTTGTTGACTACTGGTGGACAGATTGCTTTCATTTGTTATGAAAATGCTACGTGGCACATTGCGACAAAATTAGCAGCTGAGACTACTCAAGTCACAGGTGCGTTTTTATTCGCAGCGTAATAATAATTAACTTAAGTGGGGTTTCGGCCCCATTTAAATTTACTTAATTAAGGAGGGTAAATAAAATGGCAGACACAGTAACAGGACCAGAGATAGTCCAACAAAACGACAAAAGATTCGTAGTTAAATTAGTAAATCAATCAGACGGAACAGGATCAACAACTGTAATGGTTGATATATCAGCATTAGCTGTTAGCACATCAGGTCAAACTGTAACAAGAGCAACCTTACAAAGATTATGGTTTTCATGTGCAGGCGGAGACGGTGGAGATTCTTATGCTCGTTTAGATTTTGAAGATTCAGATGGAGATAGACCTTTACTTGGTTTAACAAACACAGGTTATTGGGATTTTAGAGAATTTGGTGGTTTACCTGCAAGTAGAGACGATAACACAAATGGTGATATTAATTTTGTGGTTCCAGGCGCAGCAGATGCTGGAAATATGTATTCAATTGTAGCTGAATTTATCAAAGAATATTCATAGGAAGGTAATATATGGCCAATACAACTTCAGCCACAGTTACTTTTGACAAAACGTTTGCAGTTGATGAGATAATTGCAGAAGCATATGAACGTATCGGCTCACAAGTAAGTTCTGGATATCAATTAAAAACAGCAAGACGTTCTTTAAATATAATGTTTCAAGAATGGGGTAATAGAGGTTTACATTACTGGGAAGTAGGAGAAGCTGATATTGATCTTATTGAAGGTCAAGCAGAATATGCTTTGTTTAGATCAACCGGTGATGGAACAAGTGCCGTTACAAATCCTGCTGATACTTATGGAGTAGCTGATGTTCTTGAAGCAACTTTAAGAAC